ACTGCACCAGGTTGTTGCCACCAATAATGATAGAAGTTACCCTTATCATCAAACATAGGGTCTTCTTTCTCAACTCTATTATGTAATTGACTTTGACCTTTAAAATCTGTTCTACCTTCTAGTAGTGCTAATGCACTTGCAATTTTATTCTGTCCTTCAATAGATGATAATTGATTTTGTAATTTCTTATCATGGAATGCACGTTCTTTAGTAACTGCCTCATATTGATTCTCTTGTAACACAACCTCCTTTATACTATTAGGGAAATGTTTTGATGATACCCTATTCAAGATAGATGCTGCTACAGCATGCTCATCATCAGTACCCCTAGCAGCTTCTGCTGATACACCATATGCTAACCACTTATAATCTTCATCACTTAAGTTCAATTCTTGTGCGTCTGTCATTACACCAGGTAATATATTACCTTTATTGGTCAGTTTTATTAAAGGTACTAAAGCAGCTTGAAACTGTTTATTTAATGCATCAAATCTACTAAGATCTTTCTTATCAATACCAGTACCAGTAGAAGTTATTGGTTCTGATGCATTTGCTTTACCCATCTGAGATAGTCCTAGCAAACTTAAAAGTGCTAATGGTATTAATATCTTAGGATTCTTTAGATTTTTCATCAATCCCATACCCTTACTCAAACCAGCACCCTGAGTAACCTGTGCTGCTGTTTTAGCTCCACGACCACGTAATAAAGCACCTAAACCAAGACCACCTACAATACTACTTACTATATCAGCATTTACTGCTCCAGCAAGTAAACTATTACCTAAAAATCCACCAATATCACCGTCTTTAAGATTATTAATTGCTGCAAAACCTGCTACAGCACCAAATGCAATTCTAGAAATACTTAAACTTTTACTTGTTTCTTCTATAACCTTCATCTCTTCCTTTATAAGTCTACGTTCCTGTTGCATAAACCTACGTTTAGCAGACATGTCTCTTAATATAGTACCTCTTAAACTGTCAAGATTATTATTAACCTGTTCAAATTCTAATGTTACCTTACCCAAATTCCTCAATATCTTCGGTGTCAATCCTTTATTATCTTCTATCTGTTGCTGCATCTTCTCCAACTTTGCACCAGCAACGTCTAACCTTCTAACCAAAGGTTCAGTGGCAGTATTTTGACGTTCAGGTTCAGCCATCGGAAACATCCGAGACTTAGGTAGTACATCACCAGTATACTTTTTTCTTCTAGGCATTAGCTGCTTGCTGTGCTTCTAGTCTTTCTTTCTCCAGAGCATTCATTAGATATTTCATGTAAATGTCTCTTTCAAAAGGTATCATATTCTCAATTTCAGATAGACTCCACTTATGATAATGCATTAATGCAAAATTAATTTCATAAAAAGAATCCACACTGCTATGATATAGCATTATGCGAAAAAAGATGACAAGCCCTCAATTACTATCTCATTCTCAGCCTTTGTATTAGGATTAACAACAGTGGTCTTGTACTGCAACTTAGGCATTGTTGCAAAGAATTTCTCAACTTTAGCAAACTGGCTAGAGTCAAGTTGTTCAATGAAATCTACAAGTTCCCTTTCAGAGTAGTCTGTGGAAGACCATGCTTCCTCTTCATTATAAATCGTGTCTATACACTTTGCTACTGACTTAAAGGCAGTATCAATAGTGTCACCTTTGTTCTCAGTTACATTAAAGTTTGTATTAAGGAACTCTTGCATTGAAGGATACTTCAACTTAATATGTAACCCACTACCCAAATCAACGTCTTCATTATGTTCATCTGGTACAACCAATTTAATATCACCAACATCAACTGTTAGTGGAACTTGAGTCTTACCATCATCCTCACATACTACGTTTAGTTCTACTGTTTCACCAACAGACTTTCCACGTATATTCAGAAATAAGTATTCAATATCGAAACTGGGTAGATTTTCGATTCTAACACCACGTGTCATTATGCAGTTCTTAAGAACCTTATTAATGGCAGTAGATATAGTTTTTGAGTCACCATCCTCAAGGGCAAGTAATAGTACCTTTTCTTCCTTAACAAGGAATGGTCGATACTTACATGTCTTACCTGTAGATAGTAACTTCAGTTCATAGGTTGGTGTAACAACCTTGGGTAAAGGCATAATAATTCATTACAGTAGCTTTATTTAGTGGGTTTATCTACCCCTTCTACTTTTAGGTGCTCTATATTCACTATTTGGATTGACAGTATATTTTTTATTTCTTGCTGTTACGTTACTTTGATTTTTTCTACCTTGAATAACGTTATCCTCTTTATGTGGTGATCTAATATAGTTTTCATCAGATTCAACAACCTCTGTAGTTTCATGTAAATTTAGATTTGGTGACTCACCACTGCTGAAATTGTATGATACTTTAGTTCTATCTGTATAGTATGTCTCATAGTTAAATGTAACAGTTGTCTTCATCAACTCAGCATCCCCATATGCTAGTGGTGAAGCAACAACACTAACTGGAAATGCATTCATTAAATTATATTGAATACTATTTGGGACTTCTACATAACCATTTTTATATAATCTATCCCACTTACTCACAACATCCCTTGTAAATGCTGTTATCTTCATATCACACTTATATGTTCTTGGATATTTCATCTTCCTATATGCAAAATTATCATCCATCCTATCCTTAGTACTTTCACCGAATATAGTGTTGCCATGAGTATGTGTTGGAGAAATATATTCAGTCCATGCATTAAAAACATCATTAGTGAAGTAATCTCTTTGAGAATAAAATGTCAATGTTACATCAGGAAATGTTCTATATGCTGCATATCCCTGTGATATTCCCTGTCTAAGACCCCTAACTGAACTGACTTCTATATTAGTTGATGGTAATACTGCTTCAGAACAAAATAATGCCAGATAATCACCAGGATTAGCTGTCAAATTACTATTATTCATACCATATGAATTGATAAAACCCGCTAAAGTGCTGCCATCATCACTAAATGCACTATTAAAATCTATCCACACATCATATACATTATTAAATGCTGGTACTACACCAGACTCAGTACCTACTGTCCAAAGTTGATTAGTAGGTATTCTAAATCTTTCTCCAGCAAATAATTCCTTCCCAGCCATCTATTCTAAATAAGACTAACATTATATACTATGTATGGCTTATAGTGGGAAGTTTAGACCAACTAAACCTAGAAAATACAAGGGTGACCCAACAAACATAGTTTTTAGGTCTTTATGGGAACTAAAATTTATGAAATATTGCGATACTAATAAGAATATAATAAAGTGGGCATCTGAAGAACATGTAATACGTTACAAATCACCAATAGATGAAAAATACCACAGATACTTTCCAGACTTCTATATTAAATACGTTGACAATAAGGGTAAAACCTTAGAAAGTATAATTGAGATCAAACCACTAAAACAAGTAAATCCACCAAAACAACAAAAAAGAAGAACTAAAAAGTATGTTGCAGAAGTATATGAGTATGCCAAAAATCAGGCAAAATGGAAAGCAGCAGAAGAATATTGTAAAGATAGAAGATGGGATTTTAAAGTACTAACCGAAAAAGAACTTGGAATTAACTAGCAACCTACCAAACTCAAAACTTGTCACATCACCTGAAATAGGACATCTTGTCATGTTTAGGTATAAGGCAAAACTTGCAGATAAGATAGTATATGACAAAACACCTTGTTTATACGTTGCTATAGATGCTGGTGGATTCTTTTATGGATGTAATTTACATTATTATCCAATTAATGCAAGAAAAGATATATTAGAAACAATAGATGGATTAAGGGAAAGTTCCGATCCTGAATGGGATAGATTTATGTTTGGTAGCAGTGGGTTCCATAAATACTTGAAATCGGAAGTAGAATCACCATTTCTGGATATTCCAATGGAAGAATGGGAACTAGCAATTGCTCTACCAACAGAAGATTTCGTAAGAACTTTTCGTGGAACGGAAGTTCCTGTGTCAAATAGGAGTATGTGGAAATGAATAAAAAACAAGGTGCTCTACCATGGGGATCTACCCTTTCTAGATTTACTGTAAACTTAGATGGTAAGGTTTACGCTATACAATATAGCACTGATGTCGGTAATAATGATTATCTTGATATAGTCAAAGTTACTACATCTAGATTTGGAATAGGTGGTTATGAAGTCAAAGGTTGGAATAAAAGAAATTCAGTACTACAAAATGAAGAAACAAAAAAAAGATGGTCACAAATACTAGCAAAACATAAACTCCTATTAAAGAAAGCAGGTCCAGAATTTTACAATAGAGCATCACAAGCAGCTAATAGATCAGGTAATGGTAAAGTATTTGCCGAAATAGAAGAAGTATCAAATAATGTAGAAGTTAATTTAATAACTAAAGAAACTGACATAAAAGATATATCTACAAGTAATACTAATACAGAAGTAATTGAGGAAAATGGTGAAACTAATTCAATTATAAAAATAAAACCAATACTAGATACTGATAAAGCAGTACCTATAGTTGGATATGCATATCCAAAAGGTGCTTACGAAAAGAATAATATACAAGATCATCTAATAATAGAAGCATTTAAGTATAGAGCACCTCAATCTCATCTGGCTAAGGCTTTTCCT